ATTATGGCTACTATATCAATCGCAGACAATGATGCTAGAGTACAGTATACTCAAGCAGTCAATGGCATAGATAATGATCCTAGTCCTGCGGCTACGGAATTATCTATCGATTTTCCGTTTTTTAGCCTTGATGATATTAAGGTTATTAAAACTACAGCTGCTGGTGTAGATACTACTCTATCAAGGGGTACAGGTGCAGGGACATTTACTGTTACAGGAACTGCTGTAGATGATGGTTTTTCTGGTGGCAATGTCAAAATCAATGATACTGATACCACAGCGACAACTAGGTACACTATATTCCGTGATATAGCAATTGTACGAACAACTGATTTTCCTACTTCAGGTCCATTTAATATCTCAGCATTAAATACTGAATTAGATAGACTGTTTGCCATATCTCAAGAGCTAGAAACTGGCGTTAGTCGTACTATGATATTGGCAGAGTCAGATAGTGCTGCTTCGATCACTCTTCCTGATACATCTGTAAGAAAAAATAAAATTTTATCTTTTGATGCTGCTGGAACTTTAACTGTTTCTCAGACTATTGGAACATTCAAAGGGTCTGATGCTACAGTCACTACGGTCGCATATCTCAAGCATGATATTATAAAATCTACTACAACCGCAGAATTAAATAATATCTACATAGCTATCACTGATACTGCTGCTGGAGATTCGCTTACAGACACAACTAAGTTTTTGTTGGTCGTTGATGCAGTATCTGCTGCTGCATCAGCAACTAGTGCGGCTTCTAGCGCAACTACGGCTCAAGGTCATGCAAATACAGCAACAACAAAAGCTACTGAAGCATCTGACTCAGCTACATTATCACAAAACTACGCTGTAAAGGTTGATGGCGCAGTTCCATCGACATCTGATTATTCATCTAAGGCGTGGGCAGTTGGTGGTACTGGCGTTACTGACGCAGCTGGCGCTGGTGCAGCAAAACAATGGGCTGTTGATCAAACTGCTGATGGTGTAGACGGTACTGAATTTAGTGCTAAAGAGTATGCTATTGGTGTACAGCAATCTGTAGGCTCTGCAAAGCAATGGGCGATTGGTGGCGGTGGATCATTTTCTACAAATACACCAGTTGCTGGTGGTGTTTTCTCAGCAAAATATTATGCAGAGCAAGCTGCTGCAAGCGTAGATAGTTTTGATGATGTTTATCTTGGGGCAAAATCATCTGATCCAACAGTTGATAATGACGGCGATGCGCTTAATGCTGGAGATTTATATTACAATACAACTAGCACAACTCTAAGAGTCTACACTGGCACTGCTTGGGAAGATGCTGTTGTTAGCACAAGTGGCTTTGCTACTGCTGGCTTTTCCATAGCCATGTCGATTGCGTTATAAAGGAGTAGATCATGGCGCAGAATTTTAGAAGATATACACTTAACGCAGTAGGTACGGTGGCTGCTGATATACCTGATGGCGCAAACTTCGACAGCTTTGATACAATTGTTGGCATTCATCTAGCAAATGTCACAGTAAATGCAGTCACTGTTGAGGTGTACATTAACGATGGAACCAACGACATCCATCTTATTAAAGATGCACCTATTCCAGCTGGTGGTGCGTTACAAGTTTTGGATGGTGGGGCAAAAGTTGTCGTGCAAAATGGTGATAGGATGTATGTGAAATCATCTGTTAATAGTAGCGTAGATGTTTGGGTGAGTGCAGTAGATGCAATCAGTACATAGGTGAGTTATGCCGTATATAGGTAATCAAGGATCAGTAGCTGGCTTTGTAAATCAGCCAAGTAAGCAAGATTTAACTGGAGCTAGTGGTGGAACATTAACTCTTACCCATGCTGTTAGTAGTGCAGAGGATATTTCATTATTTATAAATAATGTACGACAAGAACCTACGACATCATACACTGTTGCTAATACAACCGTTACTTTACAAGGTTACACTGTTTCTGCATCTGATGACATCTATGTTCTTTATAACGGCCTGACTCAGTTAACTTCTGTTCCCGCTGATAATTCTATTGCTGATGCAAAAATATCTGGACTTTCAGCTTCTAAATTAACAGGTGCTTTACCAGCCATAGATGGATCAAATCTTACCGGCCTTAGTGGGAGCAATGTTAAAGAAGTTCTAGCAATGTTATGTGATGGTGAAAATTACACCGTGGGAAGTGGTACATATACGCCAACTGATGTTACTGCCAGTGCCGCAACATCAAATTCTTTTGGTGAGCTTACTGGATCGAAAATTACATATACACCACCAGCTGGTACAACTGCTGTTCAATATGAGTTTTTCTTTCAGATAAGCGCACATAATGCTCAACATGGAATTTTAGCAGCAAGACTTGTGATAGATGGAACTGAAGTTACAGAGTCAAGAAGTCATATAGGCGCAAATTCTATTCTTGGAACCTTGATTTGTTTTAAACGGGTTATCCCTATTGGTGGATCTGCAAGTGCGGCAACAGGTCGGCAAGCCACTTGGACTTCAGGAAAAGAATTGAAAATAGAATGTAGACGACACTCCTCATCTAATGAAATGAGGCTTCATACTACATATTATTACGATGGTAGTGTATCCGCACAGTTTCATCGTCCAACATTAATTATCACGTCATACGGATAGGAATAAAAAATGCCGTTGTCAAAAATAGATACTGCTGGTCTTGCCGCTGATGCTGTTGATAATACTATTTTAGATTTAGCATCAAACTTTGCTTTTACTGGAACAATTAGTGGAGTTGGTGGTGGGAAACTTTTAAAGGTTTCACATTTTGTAAGTAATACAGCCATATCAGGGACAACCACTGTCCCATATGATAATACCGTTCCTACTAGTACTGAAGGCAATCAAATTATGACTGCAACTTATGATCCACTGAGTTCTACAAGCAGCTTAATTTTTTTAATCGATGTATATGGCAACGAAAACACAAATTTGGCTGATAGAATTACTTATTGTTTATATGATGGTACGACCTTTATCGGCATGGCATATCAGGATGCAACCAATCACGGCAATGGAAATCAATGGAATCAAACAAGCATCAAGTTGTCATACAGCCCACCAGATGCTAATTCACGAACATACACTCTTAGAGGCGGTGTGAATCACGGTACTTTTGAGAGTCTTAATACCACTACTTACGTAGCGAATGCGAAGTATGGCAGCAATATTAAAAACTCAATAACAATTCTTGAGGTAGAGGCATGAGTAGTTTTGCAAAGGCTATGGCCGTACTTGCACCAAATGCTATTTGGACAGCAGAGAATAATAAGATTACAGAATGGCTTTCTAAGGACATAGAGAAGCCAACACAAAAAGCTATAGATGCCAAGGTAAAAGAATTTGATGATCAAATCCCAATGGACCAGCTAAGAGATAAAAGAAATAAGAAATTAGCAGAAACAGATTATTGGGGGTTGAGCGATATGACCATGACTGATGCTCAAAAAAAATATCGGCAAGATCTGAGAGATATAACTAAAACTGCTACATCACTAGATGATGTCAAGTGGCCGGAGATACCATAATGCCATACATAGGAAAACAGCCAAGTGTAGGCGGATTTCATAAGCTAGATAACCTTACTGCATCAGCCACAGCAACCTATGCACTCACTTTAGGTGGAGGTGCGTTCTTTCCAGAATCACCGAATCAACTCCTTGTTTCTTTGAATGGTGTTATTCAAGCTCCTATAGATTCTTTTACAGTATCGGGAAGTAATATTGTTTTTGATTCTGCCCTTACTAGCAGTGATAGCATTGATTTTATTATGGCTTTGGGTGATGTCTTAAATGTAGGCACACCAAGCGATGGATCTGTTTCTGATGCAAAGATAAGTTCAATGTCTGCATCAAAACTTACTGGTGCATTGCCAGCAATTGATGGGTCTAATCTTACTGGACTTAGTGCAAGCAATATTAAAGAGCAGCTGGTAATGCTTTGTGATGGTAATGACTATACTGTTGGAAGCGGAACATATACATCAACAGATGTAACTGCAATGCAAATTCTTACTACTACAAGCACAGATGTCACCGGGTCATCTATATCTTATACAGCGCCAAGTGGCACAACTATGGTTAGATACGAGTTTATATTCTCCCACAATTTTCATGATACAGATACTATTAGCCATGTTAGATCATTTATAGATAGTGATGAAGTAACAAGCCAGCGACAATCTATCCAAACTTATGGCGCTAGAAATGATGAGTATCGTCATAGCTTTTTAATACCTATCGGTGGTAGTGCGGATACGGCAACTGGCAGACAAGCAAGTTGGAGCGGTGCAAAAACTCTTAAAATACAAGCCCGGTGTTATGACAACT